AGCAGTAGTGAACTGTTTTTGCCTAAAATCCTGCTCCCTTTTGTCCATTTCGGCGTTCTTACCGCCATCTTTACCATTATCAGGCTTGTAGAGATTAGTCGGGGGTGAAAATTTGCTATTTCCGAATACATACTGGTGCAGAATTTGTGCTGCACTCTTCAATGTATCATTCTTGGAGGTATTAGCCTCCTCTACCATTGCAACAATAGTATGCTTCATCACGTTTCCGAGAACGTGAAAGTAAGCAGGCTGGTCTACTTTGGCTAATGTGGGCAATAAGTTGTCAATAATGTGGTAAAAGCTATTGACATCCTGATTCTTGATTGCACTGAAGATAGTTTCGACATTACCATCCATTAAATCAGTCTCGAATCTATCTAATGTGTCAGCTTTGTCTTTCGACTGACGAGCATCTTCAATAGTAGGATGTAATTCCGTGAACTGCTGTTCACGATAATAAGCCTTTTCCAGATACGGAAAGTCCTTGAAAAGTTGTGGATACTTTTGAAGGATTTCCCGACGACGAACAGGTGTAACTAACTCTAATTGTTCCTCACTAGGTTCATCCAGTTCCTCTTCAATGTCCTTCAGTTCATCATCTTCCTCTTCTTCCTCATCAGTTTCATCTACTTCTTTTCCAGTTTTCTTAGTTTCCTTAGTATCATCCTCTTCCTCTTCAGTTTCTCCAGTCTTGTCTTTACTTGGTTTATCTCCAATGTCAATAGTTTCCTTATCTTCTGCGTCAGTTTCATCACTGAGAAACTCAATTAATGACTCCTTATCCATTGCTGCGGGTTGTCCGACATTTCCCGCAGCACCTGGGGCATCATCGGGACTATACAACAGTTTGAACATCGGATTCCTCTTCTATGGGCGCCGATTCATCATATGGCTCCTCACCACCTTCAGCGCCAGTATCGGTGGGAGCAGCTAGTTGCTGCATCTGTTGCATGAACATATAGTGCATACGTCCATGCAACAGAACATTCTTGTAGCCAAGCTCGTTATTTGCCTTAGCTTGACGACCTTCCTCACTCACAACCCATTTACGAACAATCTCGAACTCAATAGCATGATTATCATACAGTTGGTCAACTTCGACCGATGGTAATTCTGGAATCATCGGGTCGCCAGTTGGAATAGGTTCACTGTTCAGTAGTAATCTAATCTCGTCTAACTGCTTCTCCCTATCATCCTCATTCGGCACATAGAAGTCTGTAAGACCAATGGCCTGACGAATCACTGGGAGATTTTCAGGAGCACCAATAATCTTCAATATTTCAGGATTACCAGCTTGGAGAAGCTGCATAATAATGTCCCGCTGCTGACTCCAAGTCATCGGCAGGTTTTCGTTAGCTTCTAGTTCAATCTTACCAATCTTTCCTTCTAATTCAGCACGACGAATAAAGACATTGATAAAACCACCATCAGTGGTTCTTTGAACATCTTTCTCATCGTCCTTCATTTCCTTAATATACATGGGGATGACTTTACCGAAAATCTGCTTCCACCATGTAGTGAAGATTTTCCAGATATTCTGAAGGCGCTGTAGTGCCTGCGCCCTCGACATACTGTATTCACTAGCTGTTTCACTTCCCTCAATCTGTCCACCGAACAGAGATGGAAGCGCACCAGAAACTAACTGAGCTAATGTCTGCAACATGTTAGCGAATGGTAGAACTTCGCCTGACAGTGTAGCAGTCTTTAACTCATGAAATGCATCTGCAACTGACTTACCTGTTTTCGGTGTAGCCTCATACATACCACCAGGAATCGTTTCCATCTGGCGATACGCATTGAAGTTTACTACACCGGGGTCAGCAAATGTCTGACTAATTCCATGCTCAATTGTCTGCATAATTAAGGAGATTAAATCATTAATGATTTCCTGAATGCTAACCAGTAACAGACCCAGGGGGTCATGTGTGATGTAATCAGCTAATGGATTGTTAGTTAACGTCCAGCAATCGTCTAATGATTCGTTGACAGCTTCTGCGAAAGTATCATTGATGTGAACAACCTTAGCACCATTCGGGAATTCTTTCTTTAACTTATCAATATCTGCCTTTTCGGACAGACAATTGAAAGCCCCCGGTCGCAACCAAGCATTACGAACAGTTACAACATTCTCAGGATACTGACCTCGATACTGCGGAGATAATCTTGCCCACTGGTCATACGGTTGTTCCTGACCACCAGCACTTTCCTTCAGCTTCAGGATGTCTTTGTTCTTACCCTGAAGATGTTCATAGTTCTCAACAGCCATTGCGACATTAGTCTCATAGCTGAAGATTAAGTAGGGAGTATCTGCCTGTTTCTTAGCGTAGTTAGCAACCTTAACGTAGAGTCCACCGTATGCTTCAAGACACACGCGACTCTTCGGTTCCTGTGTAATTCCAACTAATCGTTCAACAACTAATGTCCTCTGCTGCAACTCAGGAATTACCATTGCCATGCAAGAAGGACAGACATCCTCCTTTGCATCCAATGATTCAATTAAATCCTGAATAGGAACATCGGAATCATCAGGTTGAAATTCATCCCTGTAGGGCTTTACTGCTTGTTCAAGAATCTGGTCATCAATCTCGAATCCACACTTCGGGCAGATAGTGTATTCATGCTGTTCATCGTAGTTATTGTAAGTTTCCTTCTCGTATGTTCCGTAGGCTTCACTAGCTTTCGGATAGCCATAGCAGGCTACCATTCCTTCAGTCATAAAAATGAATAGTCCATGTAACCAGAACAGTGGAGCATCATTGTGGCGATAGACTAACTGAGCAATCTTATCGCCACCTTTGGCAGTCATTAAATCTAATACGTTATCCGCATCGTCAGGATACGCCTTGACAGGCGGAACAGTTACTGAAAGTGCAGCAATAATGGATTCTAAGTAAGCCCTAAAGATGTTAACAGGCTTATCGTAGTAGGACTGGTCTGTAGACTGTGCGTCTTGAGCTTCATCCCAAATCCGCCAATCGTGTGCGACTTCACTATACCAAGTCCTCTGAATACCTTCCCAAAAAAGTTTCAGTTGACGCCATTGTCTAATCTGGCGCTCACGAATAGAGCGGTCCTCTTTTTCGTAAACATCCACGACTTCCTTTAGAAGTCGCTGGATATCTTCTGGAACTTCTTTGTGCATGTTAGTAGCGTCCGCGACCCATCATGGGATTACGGTTCATCAGTGACATGTAGTATTGCATTAGTGGTGAATTCATTCCGCCACCCGGAACTACACCGGAACCGGGCATACCACCTTGCTGCCCCGGCTGTGGGAATCCACTCATGGGAGTTCTGGGCATAGGCATAGGACCACCACCGCCACCCGGCATGGGCCTAAATCCTACTGAAGCGATTGGCTTCATGGGAGGAGGAACCATAGGCGGATTTCCACCCGGTCCCGGACTAATGGGAGGAGCTTCTGGAGGTAGTGTCATTCCTTGTGGGGGAGGAACAGACATAGTGGAATTGTTTCTTTCTGCTCCCGGAGGCGGAGGCAGACTTCCACTACCCTGCCCAGATTGCATTCCCCTACGTGCGAAATCGTCCCGGAATTTCTTCGCTTTCCGAAGTCCTTCCTGAACGTAATCTTTCCCTCTATTCTGGATGTGAGCATCAGGTCCAGTGGTATAATCCCTGGACCTCTCATCACCACGGAATTTACCTGTTCCCGGTCCCTGAGGCATTTTCGACTCCTAATTCTTTCTCCAACTCTTCTACAGTTTGTCCTTTAGCCTCAATAGGCTTAGGAGCTTCTCTCATAGCGCGTGCGCGCTGTCTATCTTCCTCTTCCAGAATCTGTTTCCTTGCACTCCAAGGCAACTGATTACGTGGAATCGGAATAGGAGTCCGGGGAGGAGCATCCTCAACCTTCGGAACGTCCAAGATTTTGTCTAAAAGACGCTTTTCACGCTCCTGAGCCTTAGCAAGTTCCATTTTCAATATTTCACATGTTTCACAAATTTTAGGTTCCATAATGAAAGGCTCAGCCTCTTTCTTCTGGAAGAATCCGCGGAAAAAATCAGCGACGCCCACGATGATATCTCCTCACAGCTTGCATTGGCGGTCGCGCTTCCATGTTACGCATATTACGATAGAATGCTGTCCAGTCCTGATTCTGTTTCAACTTCGCAACTAATGATTCCTGATGCTGAACCTTCTCGAATTCATTCTCAGCAATCTTGAAGAATTCCTCTGCCGAATCTACTGCGTAGCGAATGTCATCATATGGGTCATCCCCATCGAATTCCGCTACATCTTCAGCAGGCTTATTGTTCTTTGGTTTATCGTAGTTACAAGCCTTAATCGCATCAATCATAATTGGGCAACAATCGACGTGCCCAATATGCTTATCATCTTCACAGCAGAAGATTTGCAGTTTGGGGATATTAGTTTCTGGTTCGGGTAATTTGAACAGATTCAGATATTCCTGATAGGCTTCCTGCCCGCGCAGTCGATATACTCGCATCGCATATTCCTCAGAGTATTCAGGTAACTCTGAAGGTGGCAGTGTTGGCTTGAGTTTCCAACGTAAGTATTCATGCAGTAATACTTTACCAGCAATACGTGAGCCGGCGCTATTCACTGACAATTCAATCTCTCTGCCCAACGCAGCAGATATCTGTTGCTGAATAGTGTGGTCCTGTCCTCGGTCTTGCGCGACTGATTGACAGAACTTAATTACTCTAGGATGTTCCTTGTCTGCCCATTCCTTTACTAGTGGTCCCCATTCTTCAATCTTAGTCTTATACCAGTAGAGTTCACGATAGAGATAAAGACGCCGCTTCGGAGAAATAGCGTAGAATCCAATGTATGTCATTGCTCGATATCCCCAATCCCCAATATACATTCGGGGCCACCAATCGGGAATCTCGAACGGAGGAATTACATGTAATGCATTCTCTGGTTCATCTGGATAGTGCTTATCTCGGAATTCATCGAAAACCTGTCCGAGATACGCTGACCAGTCACCAAACTTCTTTGCCTTACGCTCAGCTTCTGGTCTACCATCCAGTGATTGCGCGTAGGTTGGGTCAATGTGTTCAATATTATCTTCTAGTGTCGCGTGGATATAAATCCTCTTATTTCCACCCTTTCCGATAATAATCTTTCCACCGTCGGGCGCAGGGTCAACAAATCGTTTCTTAACGAATGTATGCCCAATTCCTCCGGGCATCCCTGCACCACGAGTAATTGCAACTAATCCACTGCCCTTTGGTGCGCGGTTACGTTCAAAGGCAATGTATAAATAAATGTATTCCGTGCAGTTAGTTAACTCATCAGGAGTGAACAGTGTAATTTCCATTGAGTCATAATTATGAACATCCTTCTCTTCTTCGCAATGACCAAGAAAAATCATTGCACCTTCATTAGTATAGCCACTACCGAATTGGTCTGAACGTGGGAACGTCCATGCCATATCAGTCTTATTGAAGGTTGCTCCAAACTTGGAATAGATTTCTCTACTCCGAGGAACAATTTCTTTCTTCAAATCAGGATATGTCCTGCGCATAAACACCTGCTTGAACTGCGGGTGTTCATGCCACTTATGGACAATCCCATACATTAATAATACGTCAGACTTACCGCTTCCAGCGCCACCGCCGTAGAAGCCTTCCTTAATCGTAAAGGGAAGTGCAAGAAACTCCGCCTGTTTACGATTAGGTTTCCATTGAACCTTATCGAGAATATTCATTAGTGCTGAACTAATTGTGCTGTAGCTGTCACAGCATTTGCTTTACTAACTTGATTCAGTTGAACGAATTTCATACCACTAACATTCACAGTCCGAATCGCAGTAACAGTAGTTCCCGTAATCTGAGCACCAAGTAGACCGAATGTTACTCCGTCTACTGAGCCATGTAATTCAAATACATATGCTCCTGGGTCAGCAGAAAAGGCGATTTGAATACCCAGGAACAAGTCACCTTTCTGTCTCTGACTAATTGCGAAGATAGTTCCAGCTACTGCACCAGTCCCTGTAGTGGCTTGTGTCTGTGGAATTTCATTCAGTGCAACAGGCATCACTCAGCCTCCGGTGCTTCAATAACATCGTAATGTTTCTCCTGTTTAATTTGTGGAGCGAACACTACGAATGTCACGCCCTTCTTACTATCATCTGCCGGCAATTCAGGTTCCATTTCCCTAACAATTGCAGCCATGTCTCTGGCTACACCTGCTAAGTTTCTAGCACTTGCCTCCTTCATTTTCTCAGGAGTCATATGCTTTAGTGCAGAAAAGAGTTTTGCACGCGCCTTACGAGCTACGCGCTCTTTCGCACCATTGATATGTTCTTTATTGGGAGTCTTATCGTAGGTCGCCGTGGATGTGGCGCCCTGTTGGTAGGCACTAACTGACGATTCACTTATTCCAAATAGTTTTGCTAATTCTACTCCATCGTGTCGTCCATCTAATTCTCCTGTTTCTCCGATAATCTTCCTGAGTCCATCAGGAACTTCAGTATTACCAACACCTCTACCCTTAGGCGGTAAGATATCCACACGCCCTTCGGGCAGAGTCCTGTCTACACTAGAATTGTTAATCTCTGACTCAAAATCCGAGTCAGAAACAATTCCGAGAGGCATTGCAGTATTAGCTGACAGTAAATGTATACGTTGAGCCGGACTTCGTAGCAGTGATGGTAGTCGCAGCAGCGATGCTAACCTCGAATGGAGAATTTCCATCCCCACGTTCGAGGATTAACATGTTGTTCACGGTGTCAAACCGGCATGACGTAATGCCAGTAAAGACACCAGCAGTAATAGTATTACCCGGCCCAACTGTTCCAGTGACTGTGACGGTAGCAGGCATTTACTACCTCCCAAAAACTTCTATTCTGAAATCTTCAGGGGTTACACAACCCCGCAGTATGCTACCACAGCCAGGACTGAAAGTCAAATTTTTATAACTGAGAATTTTATTATATGGAACCATATTATGGGACCCTTTTTATACAGGCTCAACAAAATATTTATACTCAATGTTGCGCTTGACCTAATTGCAATGGTACCGTTGTGCGAGGGGTACTCCCCCCTAGTGTATGAAGGTCCGGGATAAGTAGACTTTGGTCGTGAGCTGGAATGACTTGTATTACGGACCTGAGCGAAAGACGGCCAATCATGCGCGGTCTTGTTGGTATGGATTGTGCTCTTCTATGTGCCGAAGGGAAGCCCACGGGCGGGCGATAGGAGCAGGGGGTGACGTTGACAGGATACGGCAGGGTGTGATAGACTCGGAGAGTCAGTCAGAGAGACAATCCCGTCTCTCAAGTATGGAGCAGAGAACATGAAAACACTGGCAGGCAAGTTTTCGTTCGTGGTCCCGGATGGCCACGTTCAGGCAGGCGAGAAAATCGAGAAGGCTTTCGATTACTCGCAGTGCGAGACAGAGCAGGAAGCTCTGGCTACCATCGCAGAGAAGGCTTCCAAGAGCGAGAAGGCCGCGCAGACTTGGAGCATTCTCAGCCTCGTCAACGAAGCTCTGAAGCAGAATGCTCGGAGCAATTCGTATCAGGCGGCTACGCTTCCCTACCGTCCGACGGAAGTTACCCCCGAGGAAATCGAGGAGCGTATGGTCCGGGATGCGATTCGTTCCGGCAAGTCGGAAGCTCAGGCGCGGAAGCTCGTTCGTATGCTTCTGGCAGCCGAAGCGGAAGAGGCAGCCGAGTCGGAAGTCCCGGCCACCGAGTAAGACCCTCACATATCAGGTGGGCAGACTATCGCCCACCTGATACTTCTGAAAGTCCCGCCCAGACCCTGGCCCCTTACAATATTGTAAGATTACAATAGTGTAATTTTCCAGGACCTACCCATAGACTGCTTATCCTCGAACATAATAATATAATCAGCTGCTTATCCACGTTTGCGCTTCGCGCAATCCAGCTTTGCTTGTCCTTGTTTATATAATATTGTAGTTATTATGTGAAGATTAGGTCATTCGACCTGAACCCAATAGGAGCCTCTAGGAGCCTCGGACGCGCATCTGTCCAGCCTAGAAGGCTCGAAGTCAGAGAACGCGCCTGTAATAGCCTCCTATTGGCGCCTAGACCCCTCTGCGCGTGCCTCTCTCCCCTCAATTCAGGGTATACCCTCGACAGCACATAATATTATAGTTTAGACTTTCATTAATACTGTCAGAAGTTTGACACCCTCTCCCCCTCTCCCACCACTATACCCCCTCTAGACGTCAAGATATTGACACAAAACCCTGAGAAGGGGGTAGTGTATTATATTATGTTTTTTTATTTTTTTTTTTTTTTAAGTCAAAAACTTCTATCGTAATTTTTTTCGCCACACCACTACAATAGTGTCAAACTTCTGACACTTGACAAGGGGGGTCGGGGTGTGCTATACTCGGGGAGGGGGAGAGAGGGTGTCAACGAATTGACACTAATAGAAGTTTCCCCTAAGGTATAATCAATATGGCTGTCAAGACGGGCGCGAAAAAGCACACGCACAAGTATCAGAGGCTAAGTAATGGTGTATGGGCCTGTTCACTAGGCGACTGCACACATTTCATGCCCCTGAATGTCGCAGACATGATGGTCGGACGCAAGTCACTGTGTTGGAATTGCGACCAGCCATTCCTGTTAGATGATGTAAGTATGCAGAGTGATAAGCCAGTCTGTGTCAACTGTAATCCTGCATACACTGATTTCAGTGAGCTGTTGAAGGATAAGGGAGTATGATTATTGGCACATTCTCACCAATACCAATCGGCACCATCAAACACCGATTGACTGACCAACACGGAATAGAACAGAAGATAACATTCAAGGTCATGCGTGAAGCCACACATGATGAATATCTCAAATACATTGCAGAGTGGACAGGTAGTCCAGTCTCACCAGAAATCATTGAGGCAAGTAAAGGCGGGTAT